TTTTTTATGATAAATCCCTCTCTTTAGCTTTCTCAAATTTCCATTTTTCACCCAGATATAATAATCATGATCCAAAGCCTCTGAGTCGAAAGACTCAGGGGCTATTTTTATGTCTGGAGGTGAGCATTTTGTTATTCCGCACCATCACTATCATTATTACCATCGTATTTTAAAGCGCAACTGCGCAGAAAGGAGAAAGCATTATGAACTTTTGGTCCGAAATCGTCAAAGAGGTTGGCACCGTCCTGGTGGAAGTCCTCGTCCGCATCGCTGAAGAAATGGAAAACAACGACTGAGCAAAATACACTGAAAAGGAGATTTTACTATGCCCGCAAATGTTGAAACGATGTTCTCTGTCCGTGAGACCCCTTGGCACGGCCTTGGCCGGATCATCATGGATGCCCCTGCAAGCCGTGAAGCCTTGGAACTGGCCGGTCTGGATTGGCAGGTGGAGAGCCGCAATATCTATTCCGACACGGGTGCTATGATCCCCGGCTATCGCGCAAATGTCCGCAGCACCGATGATGCTGTTCTAGGCGTGGTATCTGATCGCTACCGCATTGTCCAGAATGAGGAAGCATTCCAGTTCACCGATGATCTGCTGGGTGAAGGTGTCACTTATGAAACTGCCGGTTCCCTGCAGGGCGGCAGAAAGGTCTGGATGTTGGCAAGGCTTCCGAGGAAATATCTTATTGCTGGAGATCAAGTAGTACCATATCTTGTGATCTTCAACAGTCATGACGGAAGTTCTGGTGTGAAAGTGGCCATGACTCCGATCCGTGTGGTCTGCCAGAACACGCTGAACCTTGCGCTGAATACCGCAAAGCGCAGCTGGACTGCACGCCACACCGAAAATGTTCTGCTGCGGGTGCAGGATGCCCGTGAGACCCTGCAGCTGGCCAGCAACTATATGGTTGAACTCGGCAACCGTGGCGAAGAGCTGGCTCGTATTGATTTATCCGATCACAAGGTGCAGGAGTTCATCAATGAGTTTTTCCCGATTTCTGAGGACCTGTCCGATTGCCAGCGGAAGAATAACCTGCGCTTGCAGGAAAATCTGAAGGCTCGCTATTATAACGCACCGGATCTGGAATGGGTCGGCAAAAACGGTTGGCGCTTTATCAACGCAGTCTCCGATTTTGCCACCCACGCAGATCCTCTCCGCAAGACCAAAAACTACAACGAGAACCTGTTCCTGCGCACCGCAGAGGGCAACCCCATGATCGACAAAGCCTACAAGATGGTGCTGGCAGCAGCATAAAGGAGCAAGCCATGAATGATGTAAATAACCGCATTTTCAGGGAATTCACGGAATTCTTTGACAACGTTGAGAAGAGTGCTTCTGAAATCAGCGTTACCATGGCTTATGAGATCACGATGAAAAGTACCATCAGCACCGCCATTATTGTTTTGGAATCCGAGGGCAGACTGGAGGAGCGCTACTGGAACCATCTCAGGGTGCAAAATAATATTCTGGATTTTCTTTATGACCTGTGGGTTGGCTCTTGCCATTCATTAGCTGCCGACTTTTCCACCATCATGAAAGACTTGGTGGAATATGACTTCATTCTTGCCGAATCTATTATGAAAGAAAGGATGCAAAGCGCATGAAAAGATTGATTTCAACTTTGAACCTGTCCAAAGAGGATTGGCTCCGCTACCGCAAGTGCGGTATTACCGGCACGGATGCCGGGGCTATTCTTGGTCTAAATCCCTACCGCTCGGCATTTCAGGTGTACCACGATAAAATCAGTGATACCTTTGAGAATATCGACAATGAGGCTATGCGTCAGGGACGCGATCTGGAAGATTATGTCGCACAACGCTTCACCGAAGCAACCGGTCTGAAGGTACGCCGTGCAAATGCCATCTACCAAAGTGAGGAACATCCACTGCTTCTGGCGGACTTTGACCGTTTGATTGTCGGGCAGAAAGCAGGACTGGAATGCAAAACGGTTTCACCGTTCTCTGCGGATAAGTGGGCAGATGGCAAAATCCCTGCACATTACATGGCTCAGGTCAATCACTATCTGGCTGTCAGCGGTTTTGACTGCTGGTACATTGCTGCTCTGATTTTCGGGAAGGAACTGGTGATTCACAAGATCACAACCGACAAAGAAGTTCTGAACAACCTCATTGCCAAGGAAGAGCACTTCTGGAAATACAACGTGATGCCCGAAATTCCGCCTGTACCTACCGGAAGCGAGGGGGATACACAGCAGATCAATCAGCTGTACTCTGCAGATGATAGAAACAAAACTGCCGATCTTAATCCCATCCGCGACCTGTTGGATAAGCGGCAGGAGCTTTCTGATCAGATCGAACAGCTGGAGCAGGAAAAAGCCTCTATTGAACAGCAGGTGAAGTTGGAGATGCAGGACGCCGCCTATGGTACAGCACCGGGCTACAAGGTGTCCTGGGTATCCTCCGAAAGTAAACGGGTAGACTCCCAGCGTTTGAAGAAAGAACAGCCCGATATTTTCAATCGGTACAGCAAGAATGTAAGCAGCCGCAGGTTTACCATTATCCATGCAGCATAATTTTTGTACGCCTATAGGCACACAAAATTCGCGTTTCAGCTATTTTTGTTTAATAGAAAAGCACAATACTGTTTACACAACAATAATTGTATGCTAAGATAAGAATATGAGGTGATGCACGATGGTTCTGCGCAAAAGTTATTTGGATAAGATCATTCCTTTTATCGATCAGGATCTGATTAAAGTTCTGGTTGGAATCCGGCGCTGTGGAAAAACAGTCCTTCTCGGTCAGATCAAGGACGTGCTCCTCCAGCGCAATATTCCCGCACAGAACATTATTCAGGCCAATTTTGAGTCCATGCGCTTCCGCAACACCCGTACTGCAGAAACGCTTTACGACTACATCGCAGAAAAAGCGGAAGGCTGCACCGGCAAAATTTATATTCTTCTGGATGAGATTCAGGAGGTGGAGCGCTGGCAGATTGCAATCAATTCTCTTCGTGTCGATTTCGATTGTGATATTTACCTGACCGGCTCCAATTCCAAGCTGCTTTCCGGCGAACTGGCAACCTATCTTTCCGGACGATACATCCAGATTCAGGTTTTCCCCTTTTCGCTGGCCGAAGCAAAACAGCAATGCATTGAAAACGGAACCTATACTTCGGATGAAAAGCTCTTCGCAGACTATTTGAAGTACGGCGGTTTTCCGCAGCGTTTCTTCCTCCCTGACGATCATTCAATCACCACCTATCTGGACGATCTTTACGAGGCTATCATTGTCCGTGACATCATGCTGCGCCACAATATTCGCGAACAGACCTCATTACGTAATGTCCTTGCATTCCTGCTGGACAATATCGGCAATCCGTTTTCTGCCCGTAATATCAGTGGACGCATGGTTTCGGAAGGAATCAAGACAACCACTGCTACCGTACTGAACTACGTTGATTATTTCAAGGAAGCCTTTATCCTTCTGAATGCAAGCCGCTATGATATCAAAGGAAAAGCGCTCCTGTCCAGCATAGAAAAGTACTATGCAGTCGATCTTGGCCTGCGGAACGTTATCAAGAAAAGCGAAGAGCTTGACAGCAACAAGCTGTATGAGAACATCGTATATCTGGAAATGCGGAGCCGTGGCTATGAAGTTCAGGTCGGCAAGCTGGACGACACCGAAATTGATTTTATCTGCTACCGTGGAGATGAAAAGCTCTATATTCAGGTTGCTTACCTGATCACTCCCGCCGATGAAGAACGGGAGTTCGGTAATCTTGAGCGGCTGCACGACAACTATCCTAAGTATGTTATCAGTGGTGATTTGATGAATTTAAGCCGAAACGGAATCATTCATCGAAACATCATTGATTTTCTGCTCAATCCGTAATTTTCACATCATGGGGCACAACAGTTGACGCTGTTGTGCCCTTTTTTCTTTATCAGAATTGGAGGCATTCTTATGGAAAATCCATTCGTAAAATTATTTGCTATTGACTTCAAAGATCATCTGGAAGTCAAAAAGTCCGGCAACACGGAACTGAAATATGTAAGCTGGGCGTATGCCTGGGCGGAGGTAAAAAAGCTATATCCTGCTGCCAGCTACGAGGTCAAGAAATTCAACGGCCTGCCCTATGTTTATGATCCCATAACCGGCTTCATGGTGTATACCTCGGTCACGATTGATGGCGTTTCGCACGAAATGTGGCTGCCTGTACTGGATGGCGCAAACAAAGCCATGAAAGCTGTGCCTTACACCTATACCACCCCGAAATGGGACTACAATCCTCAGACCCGCCGCCGTGAAAAGGTCGGCATGGAAGAGCGCACCGTAGAAGCAGCCTCCATGTTCGATGTGAATAAGGCTATCATGCGGTGCTTGGTAAAGAACCTCGCTATGTTTGGTCTGGGCCTGTACGTTTATGCCGGAGAGGATTTGCCGGAAGATGCTGCACCGCAGCCGGAGGCAGAACCGCAAAAGCAGCCGAAACCGAGATCCGCTAGCCCGAAGCAGGAACAGCCGCCTGTGCCCTGCATCTGTGCCCGGTGCAATCAGCCCATCAAGAGGGTCAAGCTGAAGGATGGCTCCATCATGCAGGCGGCAGAATTTGCAGCTACCCATGAGGGAATGTGCGCTGACTGCTATAAGGCAACCAGATTGAACGTAGCATGATAAAACTGCTCTATTTCGATGTCACTTGATTCTTGTATGATTCTATATTTCATGGTACACTTACAGTAGTGAGTTCTGAAAGCTCTCCTCTGTGAGCGGAAAGGAGCATTGCATGAAAGATTTGCAGTTTCCTGTCGGAATCTCGAATTTTGAGAAGATTCGAGAAGGCGGGTATTATTATATCGACAAGACCAATCTGATTTCTGAACTTCTTAGCGGAGGTATCGCTGAAGTAACATTGATTACTCGCCCTCGTCGCTTCGGAAAATCCCTTGGTATGAGCACTCTTGCAAATTTTCTGGATATCCGCAAAGACAGCAAGCAACTGTTTGAGGGATTGGCGATCTCCAAAAATACAGAGCTTTGCAAAAAATGGATGAACCAGTGTCCTGTGGTATTTTTCTCTTTCAAGGACACGGACGGTCTGACCTTTGAAAGTGCCTATGGAATGCTGTGCATGAAGCTGGCATTTGCATTTCAGGATTATCAGTTTCTTTTGGATGACGATGCTATTTCTGACGATGACAAAAGCATCTTTAAGCGAATTCTGGGACGCACTGCATCCATAGATGAAACCAAAAGCTGCTTTTTGCTATTGACCCGGATGCTGGAAATCCATTTCAAAAAGTCGGCGGTCGTCATTCTGGATGAGTATGATGTTCCCATTGCAAAAGCCAGCAGCAACGGATATTATTCGCAGATGCTGGACGTGATGCGGGCTATGATGAGCACCACGCTCAAAGACAATACTTCGCTTGACTTTGCTGTTATTACCGGCTGCCTGAAAATTGCAAAAGAAAGCATCTTTACCGGGACGAACAATTTTGTTTCGGATACGATTCTTTCTCCCCGGTTGAGCGAATCCTTTGGGTTTACACAGGCAGATGTAGATCAAATGCTGAAAGATGCTGATCTTGAATCGCAGTCTGCTGAAATCAAGACATGGTACGATGGTTATCATTTTGGCGATGCAGACATTTATTGTCCGTGGGACGTAATCAGTTATCTGCGGGATTTCCAGTATGGTGTAGCACAGAAGCCGAAAAGCTATTGGAAAAACACCAGTGATAACGCCATCATCCGTTCTTTCATCGACTATGCAGGCAACAATATCACCACAAAGCTTGAAACGCTGATGGCTGGCGGCTTCATCGTTCAGCATATTGAAGAAAACCTGACCTACGATTATCTGCACTCCTCTGAGGAAAATCTTTGGAGTGTGCTGTATCTGACAGGCTATCTAACCAAGGTACGGGATAAGGATCCGACGGATTCGCTGCCGGATGGCTGCTCTGCGTTGATGATTCCCAATGCAGAGATTCGGGAAATTTTTGAAACCACTGTAAGCAAATGGTTTGATGACAGTGCAAAGGCATGGAACCGCAGCCCTTTGTTTGATGCAGTCTGGAGCGGAAACAGCGAAGCTCTGACAAAAGAAATGACCAAGCTGCTGCGCATGACCATCAGCTACCACGACTACCGGGAGGATTTTTACCACGCTTTCCTTGCGGGCATCTTTACTGGTGCTGGCTATGTGGTAGAATCTAACAAAGAGCATGGCGAGGGGCGCAGCGATGTTATTGTAAAGGATATCCGCAATGGCCGCGTGGCAATTTTTGAAGCCAAGTATGCCAAAACTCTGGATGCTCTGCCGGATGCCTGTGATACTGCCATTCAGCAGATCAATGACCGGATGTATGCGGCAGATTTCCGGGACGACTATGATGACATCCTCTGCTATGGAATCGCATTCTTCAAAAAGCGTTGCATGGTAAGGAAAAAATAATTATCTACTGGGGAGTATCTTCGGATGCTCCCCTTCACTTTTTACAGGACAATCCATTTGGATTGTCCTGTTTTTATTTGGAGGCACACAATGAAAGAAGAAAAAATCAAAGTCCTTGCGCTCCTGCCAATGGAGCTGCCAAAGGAGATTGATCTGGACAACACCCTTGAAGCCATGCAGAAATTTGTAGGCGGGCTGATCGAATGCATCACATTGAGTGATACCGGTTCAGAGGTCACACTGGTCTGCAATGATGAAGGCAAGCTGCTTGGCCTGCCGCTCAATCGTCCGCTGTGGGATGGAGCCGATGTTCCTGCTGGGCCGGGATTTCTGGCCGGATGTGACAACGAAGGGAATCTGACTTCCCTGCCGCAGAGTACAATGGATTTCCACAAAGAGAAATTCAGAGCTTTTATCATTGAAATCTAAGGAGGACAGATTATGACCTTTAATGCAATGACCGAACACTACGAAGAGATCACGGTTTGCGGAAAGCCTGCGCTGTTCACCAGCATCCGCATCAGGAGAGATACCGTCCCGGATGGTCTGTACGCCTACGATGTCCGGCATGATGATGAGTGCCGGGGCATCCCTTGCGAAATCGCACCCTTTGTGATGGTCAACCATTGGGGCACCATCATCCTTGCGGAACCGCTGGAACTGCCGGACGATGGGCGGCGATATATTGACGAGGACACCGACTGGGATTATTCTCCCTTGGAGGGCGAGGGCACCGCCGACCATGAGCCGTGTACTACCATTTCCACTTTTATGGCTGTCTACGGCCACCAAAAACTGTCTTAAAGATGCCGTATGGACAGTTTTGTATCAAAATCAGCGGTTTTCAGGCTATTTCGAGCTGCAAAATACAGTCTTAAAAATGTCGCTCATTATCTTTGAGCCAGAAAGGAGACGCATGAACATCTATGGCTATTGCCGTATCTCTACGGCAAAGCAGAGCATTGACCGTCAGATCCGCAACATCAAGGCTGAATACCCAACTGCCCATATCGTGCAGGAAGCTTACACTGGTACATCCATCTTTCGTCCAGAGTGGCTGAAGCTTTACCGGGTTCTGAAATCCGGGGATATGGTGGTATTCGATTCAGTATCCCGGATGTCCAGAAATGCAGAAGAAGGTTTTACTCTGTACGAAGACCTTTACCACAAGGGCATCCGGCTGGTGTTCTTGAAAGAGCACCACATCGACACCGAGACCTACAAAAAAGCCATGTCCGGCAGCATTGCCATGACAGGGACAAATGTGGACTTCATCTTGAAGGGCATCAACGAGTATCTGATGGCCTTGGCAAAGGAGCAGATCAAGCTGGCCTTTGAGCAATCCGAAAAAGAAGTTGCCGATCTGCACCAGCGCACCCGTGAGGGGCTTTTGACTGCCCGGCTGAACGGCAAGCAAGTTGGTCGCAAGAAGGGCGTTGGCTTTGAAACGAAAAAAGCCAGAGATGCCAAGCAGATCATCCGCACCCATTGCAAGACCTTTGGAGGCACACTTGATGATGCCGAGTGTATGAAGCTCACAGGTCTTGCCCGGAATACCTATTATAAATATAAGCGTCAGATTCGAGCCGGACTGATGGCAGAGCAGGATTTGCCGAAAGGAGCAAGTATCTTTTATGAACCGCCAAAATCATTCTGAGCCGGAGAACAGGCTCACCCCAGAGGAACAGCAGGAGTTTTTAGAACTTCTGGCCCAGCTTTCCCCGGAGCAGCGTGAAGCACTGAAAGAAGTGCTCAGGTCCTTTACTTAACAAAAATGTGCAGGGCGGCGTTGCTGCTACCCTGCACATTTTATTTTTTAGATATAATGTCCGGTGTCTGCATAGTATTGAAGAACATCCGCCATCAGCCCGTGCATTCGATCATCATCTCTTCCTGGAACTTCAAATTCTTGATACTCTTCTGGGGGGTAGTCATCATTTGGATAATTATCATCAAAATGAGGTGTCCAACGACCGGTACCATTAATCTTTTCAAAATATATATGTAGTTCTTTCTCAACAGTATCCGATTCTGTGTCGCTAGGCATTGCAATTCCATGCCAAGGATAATCATATGCAGTATATGTTCCGGTCAATTCCACTCGATTTAAGGTTGAATCATATGTCCACTTCGGATTGGTCAAGAGCACTTCAAACTCATCGCCAAAAAGAACGTCTGTATTATCCTGATACCAAGAATTCTTGACCTCATTGATAATTTCATCAGGAGTCTTGCTCGTATGTGAATCATTGGAAATAATTCGATCTGTATCATTGAAATCCATTCCATCAATCATAAAGCTACAAGCGATGAATAGACATTCTTCTTCAGAACCATCGTCAAGAACAAGATTTCCTGCACAAAGTGGGACAGCTGTGAATGCTACAAGCCCATTTTCCGGCGGCAGGAATTCATCTGCGTAGAAGAAGTATACTAATGCGCCGTCATCTGCAAAGATGCCGTCCGCCAAAGTAGGTTCCAGCCCCATTAGTCCTTCCGTTATTTTTGAACCATCAGGCAGTGTTGTGACTTTGACGCCTAGGTTTTCATCATCAATAGTACTAGCCTTTGCAAAAAACAGTTCGTTGCAGTATTTTTCATCCTTTCCCATAATGTAATTATATTTGAAATCTTGATTTGGATAGTTCAAATACGGAAATGCTGATTGATATGTTTTTTCTTCAAATATACTGCTATTTTGATTTATAAAGTCTTTTGCGTTTTGTGTGATTCTTCCGTGAATATAGTCGTTTGACTGAAGTTCTTCGTCAACCAGTGCATAAATATCTGATTGCGTCAAGGGATCAGAAGAGACCAATGTGGTTTGAGATACTGCTGATGTACTTGAAGATGAAAGCTTGGTCGTACTTTCATACCCACACACAGAACATCTAGAAGTGGTAGTATCTGCCGTCCGAGAGATTTCGACCATGGTATGTCCTGTTGCGGGGAGTACAGTGTCAACTTTCTTTCCACACAGGCTGCATTCCTTTATGATTTCTCCATCTTCTGTACAGGTTGGCTGTACATCTTTGGTGATTGTATACTCGTGCTTGCAACGTGCTTGTGGATCTGTTTCCATGGCAAGCATCATTATCACAATTCCGATAATGAGCGTAACAGCCATGAAAATAGCATCTTTTTTCTTGCTTTCCCTTTTCAGAAGATGAACGACAAACCGTGCAAGAAAATACCAAAAGGCAATAATAAATCCTGCACCAATAAAAGTTAGAGCCGAAGTCAAAAAAGCATTTTCAGAGGAGGAAAGAAACACTGCAAAGAGAATAAGGACGCTTAGTGCGCTACATGTCGTTCCAATCTTCGATTTTTTTGAAGTGGTGCCAGTTTTATTTGCCTTTGCAGCGTAATGGAATCCCAAGATTTCAGGTACAATGAGTGCCCCCATCGTGACCAAAGCCACGATACCGAAAACCATCGATAACTTGTCATACTTCTTCTCGGAAGGTGCTTTAGACGTTTTGCGTTTGGGAGGCTCAGATGGGCTGGACGGAGGAGTGGGTATTTCCGCATCGGATTTGGACTCCTCGGCGCTAGTGGATGTCGGATTTGAAGATTCCTCTTTTGGGGGTTGCGAGATAGGTGTTCCGCATTCAGGGCAGAAGATGCCTTCATTGAACTCTGTCCCACATTTAGGGCATTTCAT